GAGGGCGATAAGCGCACAGTGCCGGTCGTAGAGGAAGTCCTCCACGCCGGTGGCCCCGTTGCCGGGCTTGAGCGTGCATGTCAGCACGATCTGGCGCACCGAGCTGGGCGTCGGGTTCACGATCACCGTCTTGCCGTCGTAGCAGCCGATGTGGTCGCGGTGCCGGCAGGTGTCGTTCTGCGTCGCGACTGCGATATCGCGGTCGTCGATGCGTGCCACCTCGATGCGCACCAGCTCGACGTTGCGGTCGAGCGGGAGGTCGTACTCGTCGGTCCCGTCTTCGGTCTCGATCGGGTCGAGCTTGGCGCGCCACGCGAGCGTCAGCTCGCAGAACCGGATGGCTGCGCGCTTCAGCGCCTGATCCGCCACGGGCTCGGGGCATCCCGGCACGTTGGGCATCAGGTCTGGGTAGAACAGGTCGAATGTCTTCATTTGCGTTTCGGCTTGCCCGCCTTGTCGGTGCCGTCCTTGATGCCCAGCGCCTGCTGGAATGCCGCCAGGTGGTTGGCCGCGCGCTGGCCGTTGGCTGCGTCGTCGCTGTCTTCCATGTAGCAGCGGAAGCAAATCCAGTCCGTGAGCGCGCCTTCGTAGATCGCATCGATGCCGAGGTCGGCATCACGGTCTGCACAGTCGACCGGAAGGGCGCCGTACACGATGCGCAGCTTGGCGCCAACCGGCGCGGGCGGCCACACATCGAAGGACTTCGGCTGGTCCTCGTCGTAGCTGTAGTGCTTCGTCGGGGCAGTCGCGGCCTGGGATGGCCAGGAGAGTCGGATCGCGTTGAGCTCATCGCGGCTGATGAGCGTGACAACGCGGCCGGGCGTGCCGTCGGTGTTGACGTTGTTCAGCACGGACAGCAGACGGATGCCATCGTCTGGGATGGTCTGCTCGAAGCCGGCCACCTGGTTGATGGTGGCGCGCTTCGATGAGGCCGAATTGATGACGGCCGCAACCTGCCGCTGGCCGGCGTTCAGCCAGAGCAGGAGGTCGGGGTCGCCCCAACGGACGTTTGCGGCATCCGTGAGCAGCCGGCGCGCGGCGTCGAGGACAACCCCCGCCTTCATTACGCGGCCTGGCCGTTGGTGGCGCCGTCGGCGGCGCCTTCGGTGCTGGTGGGCGGCGCCAGGGCGTCAACGATGGCTTGGCGCAGCTCGTCGCCCTTGAGGCCGCTGGTCTTCTTGACCTCGTACTGCTTGGCGAAGGCCTGCAGTTGGGCGTCCTTCATGCCCTTCAGGTCGATGATGGTGTCGCCGTTCTTCAGGACGAACTTGGCGGCTTCGGCAGCAGCGATGCGGGCAGCTTCGGCGTCGGCGGCGGCCTGGGCTTCGCGCCGGGCCTGATCGCGCAGCTCAGCCGCGGCGGCTTCTTCCTCGGCCTCTGCGTTGGCCTCGAGGCGCTCGAGGTGGCGCGAAATGATGGCATCGCGCTCCTCGGGCTGCAGTTCGTTCCATTGCTCGACGGAAAGCGCCATGCCGTCGTCGGTGTAGGCAGCGCTGGCAGCGTGGGCGCTGGCGACGAGATCCTCGACGGAAATGGTTTTCGAGCCGGTCAGGTCGATGAGGCCCGGCAGCGTGGCCGAGCCGATGAGCTTGTTGGTGCCCGACAGGCGCAGGCGCTCCGCGGCTTCGAAGTTGCGCTGCTCGGTCGCAGCCTTCTCGGCGCGGTCCAGCTCGGCCTGGCGGCGGGCCGCGTCGGCGCGCTTCTGCGCATCGGCAGCGGTGTCCACTTCGGCGGCGGTGACCGGCGCATCCTCGCGGTACTCGCGATATGCCTCGGGCACGCGCAGCAGGCGCTGGATGTGGTCCTCGTTGTCCACGTCGGCCACGATGTGCGGCGTGTCCTTGAGGAGGTAGAACGAAATCAGCGTCTGCGTGGCCGCGCCGCTGGGCGTGAGGTCGACGGTGATGGGTTCCTTGCGGCGGTAGGCATGAATGCGCATTGCAGTCCTTGGTTGGTTGAGGGGAAGAAACAACAAAGGCGGGCTGCACCACACAGCCCGCCCCACACACGCACCGGGCCGCGAATTAGGCGCGGAGGTGCAGGTTGATCAGCAGGCGCTTGCCAGAGCCTGCCCAGGTGGCCGCGACGGCGGTCCACTTCAGTGCGATCACGCGGTCGACCGTGCCGTCGGCGATCAGGCAACGGGCGTCGGCGTTGCGGACAACGGCGCCGTTCGCACCATTGCCGACGACGCCACCGCCGTAGACCACGCCGAGGTCGGTCTTGCCGGCGTTCAGCGAGCCCAGGTTCGCCGCGAGCGTGGGCGTGCCGTTGCTGTCGAGCTGCGGCGCAGTGATGTCCCAGTCGACGATTTCGACGCCGGCCGGGAGGGTCAGCAGCTCGATGGTGTCGTTGAGGACAGGGGCCGCAGCGCCCAGGATCAGCAGCACCGGGATGATGCTGACGAAGGCCTCGTTGGGTTGCGGCAGGTTCTTCTGACCGGTCGCGAAGGGAGATTTCGTGTTTGCCACTTTCGGGGCTCCTTGAAGTTGAGAGAGTTGGCTGAAGCGAGCCAGGCCGAAGCCCGGCTCAGGTCATCAGGTCGGGTCGACGTTGGCCGTGTCGAGGGCCACCACGCCGAAGTCGCGCGTGACGCTGCCGTCCTTCGACTTGTAGGTGGCCTTCTTCACGCCGACGATAGCCGCGACGCCGATGGCGACGCTGTTCTCGTGGTCGCGCTGGACTTCGGTCCACTTCATCTTGGTGCCGCTTTCGTTGTCGCCATAGGCGACGAAGGCGGCCTGCGAGCCCAGGAACAGGGCACGGGCAGCCGAAACGTTCGCGCCAGCGCCATAGTCGCTGAAGCGGATCACATTGCGGTGCTGGTGCAGGATCACGTTGTTGTACATGCCCAGGCCGCCCTTGAAGATCGGGTTGTTGCGGCCTTCGCTCGCAGCCGCGGCCTTCTGGATGTCCATCCATTGGGCCGTGGACGTGTTGGAGCGAATGGCGTCGGCCTGGAACGTGTGCATGAGGCAGACGTAGTGATCTTCGCCTTCGATGTCGATGGGCAGCATGCTCAGCTCGTCGGAGCCGTCGCCGCCCATGGTTTCGCACTTCGCCTTGGCGCGGTCGATCAGGCGCAGGCTCATCACGTCGCCCACCACCAGCGAGGCCTTCGAGGTGGCCGCGCCGCCGTACATCTGGTGCGACGTGTCCGGCGCGGTCAGGGCGTTGACCGTGAAGAACTCGTTGTCGGCGCTCCACACCATGCCGCCGCCCGTGCCACGCGAGCCGGACAGGTAGATGAAGTAAAGCTCGTCCATCGCCCGCTTCCACCAGTCGGTGGCGACGCGCTTGGCGTCCTGGCGGATGTTGCGCAGCGTGCGCTTCTTCGTCATGCGCGAGCCGAGGTCCACGCCCGTACGCATCTGGTCGATGCGCATGCGGTCCACGTAGTACTTCAGCGGCGTTTCCTTGCCGTCGAGCACCTGATCCTTGACGATGGGCTCGGCATTCGAGGGCATCAGCAGGTCGAGCGTGACTTCGTCCCCGGCGCCTTCGGTCAGGTCGTCGATACGCTGGATCGGCATGCGCGACTCGCGGCCTTCGCCGATCATTCGCTTGCCGAAATAGCTGTTTTTGTTGATGGCGACAGCGGTGGCCGCTGCCCAGCGCTTGACCGCTTGCGGGTCGTTTACGCCAATGAGAGTGCGCATTGAAAGTGCTCCTGTTCGATGAAACGGGCGTGCACTTCTTGCGCGAGCAATTCCGGGGGGCCGCCCGGCCGGGTTGATCCGCTCCCTACGGCGCGCCGTGTCTGCGGGTCAATCGCGGGCGAGATTATCTACATCTTTGTACGAAAGCAATGGGGGTGCTACGGCGCCGGGTCATTCACGACGAAGCGGGCGTGAAAAAGGGGCCGAAGCCCCTAGAAAGAATGGGTGAGGACTCGCCTAAGCCTTGGCCGGCTCGAGCGGTTGAGCGGGCTGCTCTTGCGCCGGCCGATCGATGCGCACGTCAGCGGCCATGTCGAACACCACGCGCGTGCGACGGCCGTAGCGCTTGACCATCGTGATGACCACGCGCCCGCCGTCGAGGGTGATGCTCTCACCCTCTCGGATATTGCGCGTCAGGCGAGTCCGCTGGTTCATCGGTTGAGGTACTCCTCTTGTTCGGCCGGGCTCATCTTGGCGATTTCCTTCTCGAGCGCGATGCCCTCGAGCTGGTCGAGCTGCGCGAACCGGTCGCCCTGCGTGGTCGGGTCGGCGGCGGCCGGCGCCAGCGCCAGGGTGGGCGGCAGGCCTTCGCGGTTGACGGCGCGCAGCGCGTCGGCTTCGGCCTTGGTCGGCTTCCCGGGCTTGGCAGCGGGGGCAGGAGCCGCAGCAGGGCTGGCGGCGGGTGCTGCCGTAGTGGCGACGCCCTGCTCGGCCTTGAACGCGGCTACGGCCTTCTCCAGCGCCCATTTCGACGCCACAAGGGTCGCGCCGTCCTTCATGCCTCGGTTCTCGGCCACGCCGGCCCAGGCGCCGATGTGCTCATCGAGCGCGGCGATGTTCTCGGGCGTGGCCTTCACGCCGAGCGACTGCAAGCCGCGAACGGCCTCGGTCTTCATTTCCGCCCACCGGGCATTGGCCTGCTCGATACGCACGGCGTCGACGGCGCTGTCGCGCGCCAGGGCGGTCTGCAAGGTCGATTCCTTGCCGCGCACCTCGGCCTCGATGCGGCGGTATTCCTCGGTTTCGATGTCGCCGGACAGCATCTTCTGGTAGGCCTCGTCGCGCTGGGCGTCGAGCTGCTTGAGCTGGTCGGCGGCATCGGGCGGCGCGAAGCGGCGGGGCTCGGCCACTGGCGCGACATAGGGAGCTTCCTCGGCTTCGGTGGCCGGCGCCGCGGCGGGTGTTGCGGCCGGTGCAGGTGCTGCTGCGCCGTCGCCAGGCGCGGCAGCCGGGGCGGCGGGCGCGGCCGGCGCTGCTGGCGGGGCGGGTGGCGCTGGTGGTGCTGGCGGTGCCGGCTTCGGCGCGGGCTTGCCGGCCTCGTCGGGGTCGTCGGTAACGCCCACCTCGGCGCCGGTCTGGTTGGCGCCAGGGGTGTCGCTGTCGTCGGGGTCGTCGCCGTTGAATTGCTTCTCGTAGGTCGACGCGCTGGCGGTGTCGTCGATATCGGGCGCGCGCAGCAGGTGTGCGCGGCCCATGAGCATGTTGAGGAGGCGGGGCATTTCAGTCCTTTCGGTTGTGGTGGTTGAAGTTGGCGATGACGATGTCGGCCGCGTACAGGTTGGCCCTGCATGCGGCTTCCAGTTCGGCGCTGTCGGGCTTGCCCTCGCACGTGGCCTTCACGGCCTCGGCGACGCGGTGGCCGGTCTCAGCGAGGTAGACCCGGTCGTCGGGCCCGTTGTCGATGGCCTGCACGGCCGCGTTGTGCTCGCGGACTTGCTCCTGCACGATCTGCAGCGCCTTCTGGCCGAGCTTGGACTCGAGGCCCAGGCGCTCGCTGGGCAGCCAGCGGTCGATGTCCTTGGCCGTGGCGACGCCGACGAAGAACGGGCCAGGGGTGCGGTACACCACGCGCGAGCTGACGGTCGTGGCGTGGTTGTTGAGCTTCCAGTCGACGCGAACGTGGTTGGCGCGCGGCACAGGCCAGCCCTGATAGGGCTTGGCCGCCAGCGGCTTGCCGAACGGCATCACCTCCATGGGAGGAGGCACGTGTCCGATGAACTTCACGCCTCTTCCCCCAGCGACGGCACATGCATGCGCGTGAGGTCGACCACGGCCACGGCGCACACGTGCGGGTAGTCGTGCTCGATGACCCGGCCCGGCTTGATCGTGCCCTCGCGGAAGTCGCGCCGCGCCACCAGCTCGCCGACGGCGGCACAGACGGTATCCGCGATGCGCATGTGTTTGAGGCTGGAGCCCCGGCTCGCGCGCAGGGTAACCTCGATGGTGAGCTTGAATTCGGTGCTCATTTCGCGGCCTGCGCCTTCTGGTAGGGCATCCACTCGCACCAGTAGCCCTGCGCCGGCTTCTCGTCGCCGGGTTGAACCAGCGTCACGCTGGTGAAAGCGTGATGGTTGCCTTGGTGGTCGGTCACGTCGAGGTTCACACAGCGGTCGTTCCAGACATAGACCACGCCGGCGTCGAGCGGCTGGAAGTGGTCGTGAATGTGCAGTCCGTCCTGCCCGTAGCGCGCATCGCTGAAGAACCAGACGCGGCGGCCGATGATGGGCTTGATCGGCCCCGGCTCGGGCGGCGGCGCCATCAACTTCGAAAGCGCCTGCGCTGCCTCATAGATATCGAGCACGATGGTGGGGCATCCCTCCTTGGGAAAGCGAATCGTATGGTGCTGCGCGGTGGTCGTCATGGGAGCGATCTTCCCGCGCACGATGTACTCGTTGTCCTCTACGGGATTGACCGCGTTCATTTGGCCCACCGCCTTCGCGGCATCGGCCGTGGGAGCCAGCTCCAGCGCGCATGGCGTGACCCACTCGCCCGGCAGGATGCCGCGCGTAGCCGGATCGCACGGTCGAATCCGAACAGCGTTGTGCGTGATGCTGCGCTCGATGACCTCACACAGAGGGCTATCGGGATGGCCCTCGAAGCGCACGATGTCGCCGATCACGAAAACCCGACGGTTACCCGACGGTTTGACTGCGGTTTCTGCGGGCGCGTCGGGCGTGGGCGGCGACTGGATGCTGATGTGCTTGGTCTCGAGGTTGAGCGT